TGTATAAATATGCCATTATTTGCTTTCCAAAGATACGATTCTTGCTTCTAAATCTTTAATAATTTGTGTTTGTTCTTGAATAGCTTTTACTAAAACAGGTATCATTTTAGTATAATCTAACCAATATTGAGACTGTGTTTTATCTTCATCAGGTTTATGTTGTAAAATATGATATTCATTTTGTTTTACTCCTAATTCATTTAAGGATTTTTCTAATTCTTGTGCAATAAATCCTGTACTTAATGCAGTATCATCATCATCTATATTATGATTATATGATACAGGTCTTAACTTGTTAATAAGATTTAACCCTAAATCAAGATTATTAATATTCTTTTTAAAGTTTAAATCCGAAGGCAATGAATTTGCATTTGTAGAAATAGAACCTACATTTGTCCCATTTTTTCTAAATATTAAAATTGCACCATCAGTTGAAATTCTATTCAAATACATTGAAACACCATCATTAGTAGCAATAGCCTGAAAACTCGCAGGAGAATAAGACCAACCACCTGTTCCACTACTTGCTCCAACAGGATTTGATGTTGTAGCTATATATACATCCCCCCCACTTGTAATACGCATTCTTTCAGCTAATGAACCTGCGTTATTAGTTGCAAATACTAAATTACCCGAAGCAACAGATGTTGAAGCATCTGCTTTTAAAGCATATATTTCAGCTAATCTTCTTTCAGTTCCTGATAAAGCATCTGATACAAAATCAATGACGCCGGGAGCTGAACCACTTGAAGTATCTTGATTTGATAATATCAATTGAGCAACACTTGTTGAACTATTATTAATTTGAACAGTTGTTGGACTTCCACCTACTCCTGATGCTCTTGGACTTGTTGTTCCTATACCTACATTGCCTGATGAAGTAATCTTCATTGCATCAGTCCAAGTTAATGATGCACCTGCAGTTCCACTTGCTGCGTTTCTAAATGTCCAACCTCCGTCAATTAACAATAAATTTGCTGCACCTGTGTTTGTATATTTCCAACCACCATTATAATAAGAATTAATACCAATACCACCTTCAATAGTTGTATCAGTTCTACCATATATATAAGACCTACTATTTGTATTACCTAATTCAACAGGGATAAAGTAAGCACTTTGCCAAGATGATAAAATTCCTCCTACTCCTACACTACTTGAGAATGTAGCTGCTCCTCCTACCAATAATGTACCCGTAAATCTTCCTGTACCTGTAACATCTAAGTTATAGGTAGAGTTAGTATTGCCTATTGAAATATATCCACTTGTTCCCTCGTAGATTGAAGTATTACCTAAGGTACTTGTTCCGGTAAACTTAGCGTGATAGTTTGTTGTACCCGTTCCGGTTACCGGATTTGTTAAAGCGTTTTGCTTTCCGTTAAAAGTATTCCAATCCGTAGAACTTAAATATCCATTAGTTGATGTATTTGCTTGAGAAATACTAATCGCTCCTGTAATACTATTAAAATTAATAGGAGAAACGCCATTCAAGGAGTTGGCAATAGCTGAACCACTATTCCAAGCACTTGAGTTATCAGTAATATAAGTTATACTTCCCGCAGTAGATTTTACTAATCCTGTTCCACCTAAAGCTGCTTGTTTATTGTTAAATGTAGTCCAATCGGTGCTTGTTAAATATCCATTAGACGCATTTGTTGCTTGACTTATTGAAATTACTCCGGCACTATAAGAAATAGGCGCAGTTCCACTTAAAGTTGGAATATTAGAAGTTAAAGCTATCGTGCCTGAAGCATTAGGGAATGTGTATGTCCTATCAGCAGTATTCGCACTTGTTACTAATGTTGAATTATAAGTATTGCTTGAAATAACCAAATCTACTGAACCAACTGAAGATAATTTTACACCATCAGATTCAGGAGTTGCAGCCGTTAAAGCATTCAATAATTTTAAATAAGCTCCACCACCCGAACCACTTGTTACAAATGCTTTTGCGCTTACTAAATAACTTGAACCCATATAAAGTGAACCCGTAGCACCCGAATAAGGGACGTAAGAGCTTAAATTAGAAGTTAATGCTAAAGTTCCTGTCGCACTTGGTAAAGTATAAGTATATGTTCCATTCCCTAATGTTCCTCCAAAAATAGCGTTTCCGGTAATTCTTGCCGTTCCTGTTACATCTAAAGAATATAAAGGAGTGCTTTGATTAATACCTAATCTATTATTAGTTGGGTCAAAATATAAATTAGAACTTCCACCTATTGAATTTGTAGCGTTAAACCAAGCTACTTGATATGTAGAACCTGAACCATAAATAACCCCACTTAATTGGCTTGTTAAAGCTAAAGTACCTGAAGCTGAAGGATAAGTATAAGTATAACTTGCCGTTGTAGGGAATGATAAATCTAAAGTATATGCTCCACCTGTATTTAAAGTTAATCCCGTTGAACTACCCGCTATTGTTGTATAACCCGTAGAAGGATACATAACAGATACTTGCTTGACATGAGTCATACTATTCAAGAAAGAACTACCTGTTAATGTCAAAGCATTCCCAAATAATACATCGCCCGTAAATCTACCCGTTCCGGTTACGTCTAAGTTATAAGTTGTGTTAGTGTTTCCAATAGAAACGTAATTAGTAACTCCCTCGTAAATTCCCGAATTACTAATCGTAGTTGAACCTGTAAACTTAGAAATATAATTTACTGAACCTGAACCACCGACAGGCACATAACCTAAAGCGTTTTGTTTATTATTAAAAGTGTTCCAATCAGTCGAAGAAAGATAACCCGATTGAGAAGTACCGGCTTGTAAAATGCTTAAAGTTCTATCTGCACTTAAATCTCCCCCACCTTGTAAAGGAGTTGTAGTTGAAATTAATCTACTTGAAGCTGCTGCGCCTAAATTTGTTAAAGCACCTGCCGCAGTAGTCGCTCCCGTTCCACCTTGAGAAATTTGTATCGTTCCAACAATACTTGCAGCCGTTGAATAAGCATTAGATTGGTTAATATAAATAGAACCATTAGGACTATTGGAATAAGAAACCACACCAACACGAACCGCATATCCCGTTGGTGGAACTGTACTCATTAATTGACCCGCAGAATAAGGACTTAAATATAAAACTGTTCCAACTGTGTATGAACCTGTGCTTATGTTACTTACTAATCCTGAAAGTACAATATAACCCGCCGATGATGTTGGAATATCTTGATTTGCTACCCCAATTACGTTAGCAGTTGTTAAAGTATCTGCTTTTGCCAAAGCCACTAATGGATAAGTAAACCCGCTATTAGTTGAAGTAATATAAACAGGCGCACCTTTAACAATTGTTGATCCTGTGTTATTGTAAACTTTTAATTGAACCTCTTGCCCAATGTGCAAAGTGTTATTTGTTACATCATTGTAATATGCTAAAGCCTTTTGAGTTGAATCGTACCATACTTCCCCTTCAGAATAAGAAGGTGCTGAAGATGGGTTAAATTGCTCATCAGTTAAAGTTAATTTATGTGTTCCTAAATCTACATCGTTTGTAGCGCCCGAATAAGGCACATATCCCGTTAAACTTGGGAATGTAGTCAACCCACCGGCTCCGTTAATATATTGAGAAGTCGTTCCTAAAGCTGAAACTGCTAATGTTCCCGAATTGGTAACAGGAGAACCACTAACCGAAAAAGCAGAAGGCATTGTTAAACCTACTGAAGTAACTGTTCCACTTGAACCACTTGCTCTATCCCAATTTGTGCCGTCATAAATAACTTGGTCCGAATTGTAAAAAGTTATTGGACCTGCTCCAAAGTCGTGTGATGTTCCACCGGTAGCCGCACCCGTTACTAAATAAACATCTCCGGCATTCCCCGTTCCATTTACTAAATAAGGAGTATTTGTAGCTACGTTCCACATACCCTTATATTCCATTACTGAATTAGGTAATTGTGAAACTAAAATTTTTCCGTTAGAATCTAATTGAGGAATACCATTTGCTCCATTAATTGGTAAACTATTAAGAACACCCGTTGAGCCAGTTATTACTCCATCTAAATTTCTAACTTTTGCTCCTCCTGTTATTTGTATTTGTTGACTCATCTTTAATATTTTATTGGAATAAACCTCTTATAAATTCATCGCTTTCTAACGCTCTTGGGAATGTTAATACTCCTGTAGTTTGATTAAATCCTACTTGCTCTCCTGTTGCTCCACTTGAAACAATATCTCTCACATCAACGCCACCTCTTGAAACATAAAGACAAGTTTTGCCTATCATATCCGTATAAGTAATTGTTGTTTCGCCACCCGCCGCAGTATATTGTTTATCGTAAACAACTCCACCGGCTACAATTACTGTTCCTGAAGGAGTAACTGTTGTTCCTGAAGTACCATAAGCTCCCGTTCCTTGTAGTGAGCAAGAATAAGTTGCAGTATCTTTATAAGGTCCGTTTATTTGTAGGTTTGTAAGATTACAATTACCTGAAATAATAACTAAACCATCTACTCCGTTATCAATAACAAACTTTACTTGAATCGTTGTTCTATTTTGTTGTTGTTGCAAAAGGAATAAATAACCATAATTACTTAATGTAATTAAACCATCACAACTAATGGTCCAAGATGCTATATCTATTTTATATTCTTTATACCAAGCCGATGTTTGACTTGTTACTTCTTTTTGTCCTACTTGTACGTTAAAAGTGCAATTTGTAGAACAAGCAAAAGGAATATCATTACCGGAAATTTGGTCGTGATAGTATAACATTATATTTTTCCCTGAAACTTTATTAATCATATCGCAAATTTAACTTAATTAAAGGTATTGTAAGTAAATGTATGTCCAAAGGTCGCAGATATTGGAGTATTTGATATTTGCAATAATGTAACCTTAGTTTCATCGTTAGGATAACTTATTGTAGAATTACCTAACATATATGAATTTGCGCTAACATTTATTTGAGCAGGGTCGGTATCATCAGCCTTAAATAATTTAGAAGCGTTTAAATATCCATTAGCCGTATTCCAAGAACTTAAACTTGCATCAATATTTACTATGTTTTTACCAAATATGTTCATATATTTTTGATACAATAAAGAGAACATTGAATCATAATAAGTTGCAGTTCCGTATTCGTACCAACTATCCATATAAGCACCCGAAGCATTTAAAAATACCCCTAATTCTGGAGCAGTTCCCGTTTCAGGTACGGCATAACCATAAGGAATGTCAGTTGTTTTTACATAAGAGGTAGTATTAACTAAATAACCAAAATAATTAACTTCTCTTGCAAATGGAGTAATTGATATTTTAAAATTGCTAATTTGTATAAATGTTCCGGTTCCTGCTTCTAAAGAAAGTTTAAAAAATAATTGTCCGGCAATTGGAGTAGGCGCAGTTTTAAAACTATAAGTATTTACATCATTGCCACTTGAACCATTATAAGGAGGAACAGTCATAAAAGTACCAACACTATTTAAAATCCAAGCCGTACCATTCCAATTGTATTGACTTGTTCCATCTGTTATGTATAAATAAACCAATGCTCTTGGACTTGAACCTAAACTTTGACCTTGAAATATCCAAGAAACATCTATTGCGTTGTTCCCATTAATGTATGGACCTCTTGCTGGTTGTCCTGAACTTGCTATACCAATTTCAATAAATGCAGTTCCGGTAGAACTTTTTATAAGTCTATATTGAGCAGAATCATAAGAAGCATTATCAATGATTGTAACGCTACTTCCTGTTCCTGTAGCGCCAACATCCCAATTTGCAACCATATTACCCGTATAAGGTCTAAAATTGCCATTAGGAGCATAATTATCGGCAGTTTGAATAGAAATATTTTGTTGTAACATATTATAGCCTTTTCTTAAAATTTTCATTTGAGAATTGTCTATAAAATATAGTCCACTTGTATTACCGGTATAACCTTGAATTGTACTCAAAGTATTTATTGTGCCACTTGATACAACTGTTCCGGCATAATCATATTGCGTAAAATAAGCTCCTGTATTTGCAAATTCATTTATCGCTACAATCCACCATTTGCCACCTGTTTGAAATACCCTACAACCAAAAGACTTAATAATATTGCTCAAAACTTGTAAGCAATCCAAATAAACATAATTATTAACAAATGTTCTATTAGCTAAATAAGTTTGAGAAAAAGGTTCGCTATAAGGATGCGTTCCTCTATCATCCATTCCTGTATTAAAATAAGAACAAACTATATTTAAGTTTGGATTAGTAGGGAAAGCTATTGAGTTTAAACTCAAATTAATATAATATAAAAGTGAATTTAATTCGTTAATGTTTGTTGAAGCCGAAATAGGAAGTAAAATATCCTTTAAAATACCTAACCCATCAACGGCGTTAAAACTTAATTGCCTTCTGCCGGTTGAGTAGTTAATTTGTACACTATCACTCAAAACCCAACCTTGCCACTCTAAATCTGTATCAATGTAAAGTTTTGCGTGGTATTTCCTATCATTTAAAGTGACCAAATTTGGCATATCTACCAAATCATCAGTAATATCTATTACTACGTTTAATT